CCGACTAGCACTAGAGTTTTCATCTTCATCATCCATATAATCTGTCTTCTCATAATCATCTGCATTTTCCAATGTGATATCATTTGGATCGATCAAGATGAACATATCATCATCGAAATGAACTCCATCTTCTTTTTCACTCTTAAGATAGATAGCATCCATCTGTACATTGAAGAACGAGAAGAATCCAGCATTCCAATGCATCTGTTTGATCTTCGTTTCCAACAGATGCTTGGAGGACAATCTTTCCTGTGTTGTCTTTGCTGTGATCAATTCCGCAGACATCTTACCAGGTTTGATGTTGGAGTTTACATATGCCAGATCACCATAGCATTTATAACAAACACCATGACCTCTTGCTTCTGAAGCACAAGTAATTGGACTCCTCAGATAGATCTTTCTTCCAATCAGGAATTCATCTCCAGGATGAATCAAGAACTCTTCTCCATCTGGATCGAAACGATAATAACGATCAATATAGAGATTAAGCATCTTATCAGAAGTGATTGTTAACTCTACAAAATTGTGAGTATGGCAATCATAATCTGGATCTGGATACAAGAATGTATTGATATTATTCAAACCAACGATTCTTGCGAAGTTGCCAGAATCACCGACATTATTCTTGGAGATAATCTGTGCGAATCTGGAAGAGGCACTATCAATAAACTGATAGAGAATATTGCTTAATCCACCATTCAAATACGAATGATTGATAATGGCTGGATGGGCTCCGCCTTTACCATCTGGCTTTGTACCAACACTGATTGCAAATTCTTTATATTGTTTTGGATTGATACCCTCACCAGCACGGAAAGAATCTGCCAAACAATGCTCAAATTCCATGATTCTTTCAGAATCTTCAATAATCTTAATAGATTCATGAGCTAATCTCATACCTTCATTTTTGACATCAGCCAATGGAACCTGACTCAAATCTGCATGAAGAATTGCATTGAATCTATCACTCTTCTTTGCCAGACTAATGAAGTCTTCGAGATTGATCGTATTTGCCAGATACATACTGAAGATATCTACATCCATATAGTTATGCAGAGCGTCATCAATCGTATTGTTGATCTCTTTGAAATCAATTCTCTTACGATTTGGAATTATATACAGATCATCGATATATTTCTTGATCGTTTTCTTTGTGATCACATCATCGAAGAAGAGATGCTTCGGAGAAAGTTTTTCTCCACTTCTTACGATCATATACCACATGATCAGATTGAAATATAGGTCTGGAAGACTTAATTTGCAATGCTCTTTTGTTTCACCGAAAATGATATCGACTTTGGCTCTTTGAACAAATTTGGTATCAATACCGTCTTGCATCACTGCAAGACAGCCATGATAATAAAAATCCCAATTCGCGATATTAATATCGTCTGTGTTGATGGTCATATGACCAGTTTGGACAAGTTCAGTGAACATGCCATAATTGTTGAGATTCTCTAACAATTCTTGTCACTCTCCTTAAAAAGTTACATGTTTCTTATTATATTAAGTAGTCAAAACCTCCTTAATTTTTTATATATAATGAAGCAGATAACTGCCTCATATATATAGTATATGCCTGAAATTTTGAACCCTCTTCTTTTTATCAGAGTAACACAATAAAATTCCCTCTCCATATGGAGAGGGATCTGTTTTCTTTTTTATTAACGAATCGGACGAGTAAAATACGTCGGATTGATCTTGATCAGCTGCTTCTGTGCCTTCATAACAGCAGGCTTCACTCTTGTAGCATACTTCTTAAGAATTTTAGCTTTAATAGCCTGCTTCTTAGCAATCAGCTTCTTGAGAGCTTTGTAGTTCGGATCATTATCCTGTTTTGCCATCTGGAATGCTGCGACAGCAATACGACGGGTAAGATCATCAAGCTTGTTCATACGAACAACAGTTCTCTTACTGATACCACCCTCATTCACAACATTCTGGAATGTATCCGATTCCATAAAAGCCTGACGCTCATCGTCAGACATCGTTGCTGCCATATCATAAATCAGATTTTCAAGAAGCATATCATAATCCTGAATATCCTGAGAACCTTCCTCAACCGGAATTTCTGTCTGGCCATTCAGTTCATCTTCAAGCATTGACATGTCATTTCCTCCTTTAATGTAAGGGTATTTATGGTGGGCCCATTATGATATTGTCGAGGAGTATAAATGTAAAAGTAAGAAATTTGAAAAATATACTATAGATATGAAAGAATGTAGAATGGGTCTATATTCTGTATCCATGAGAAGGAGGAATTTATCATGGAAACGATCAGTGCTGTGGTCAGCGGTGCTTGCATCGCAGCTGTTGTATACTATTTATTCAAAGAAGGATGGGTGTCCTTCTTCGCTGGTGCTATCGCCAGTGTGTTTTCCTCGATTGCTTCCAAAAGCAATCCGGAAAACTAAAGAAAAGAAAGGGTCTCTTCGGAGACCTTTTCTTTTTCACCAAAAACTTAATTTTTTGCATAGGGTTCAAAATTTCAGGCATATACTATATATATGAGTAGTATCTAGAAGGATATTACAAGAAGAAAATTTTAATCTATTTATAGGAGGAATTTCATATGAATGAAATGTATGGTATTCATTACTACAAAGATGATAAAAATATCATCTGGGTTGATGCTGCAGATACAGCAAAAGAAATTGGATTGGTAGACGAGAGGAAATCTGGTATCAAAGCTGGATATTGCCTTATAAGATGGGCTAGATTTAATAGATATATCTCTGAGTACGCCACATCTGGCGTACAAAATATCATTACTGTTGATTGCGGCCCTGATGGAAATATTGATGTCAAATATCCTGTCAAATCTGGAGATTGCATTCCGAGTATGCTTGCTTTCCTGGTGGCAATGAAAGCAGACAACAAAAAGGCGAGGGAGTTTCAGAGGACACTTCTCTATCTGATCGATTACGTCAACAAGCAGGGTGTGATCACAGGCAATCCTATGCTTGATATGCGTAGCAATCTGTTGGAGGAATCTCCGACGTATGGAACGAAGAGAAACATCATTAATAGCAACGTAAGGAAATATGCTCGTGCAAACAAACTTACGTTTGGTCAGGCTTTCAATAAGCTCTATGAAACCATGGAGAATATCTATGGAATCAATATCAAAGCTCGTGCGAATAACTATGCAAAGAAGCACGGCTATAAGGATTACTCCTACTGCAAATATCTCGAAGATAATAATCTTCTTGATGAGGCAGCAAGAGCTTCCTATCTTATTATGTATGAAGATGGACGCTACAGGGAGTTTGGCATTCCTGCTCCATTCTTCGATAATCCTCAGCCAATTCAACCTATCGTCAATGTAAATATCAATAATCAGAAAGACGATATGGATGATGGATACTATCATCCTATGAAGCTTGTTGCTTCTGTATCCAGAACTCACGATGGAATCAAAGTAACATGCGAAACATATAGAGATGATAATGGAAATACAAAATTCGTTACAAATAAAATTAAAATCTAATATCAATACCAAATGGTATGGATAACTTTAAAGGATCTCTTCGGAGATCCTTTATTTCTTATATTATGTAAGATCAGATATTTTATTTTACATCATAATATAGAGAAAGGAGACAAATATGGAAGTAATCAAAGGTGGAAAATCTGGGAAACCAGATGAAACTAAAATGGTTAGTTTGGATTTGAGTGTGCTCCAAACGATCATTGATATTTCAAAAACAATCGAAACGCTTCGGGATAAATATTATGAAGTTCGTATGAAATCAGAAGAAGAAATAGAACTCTATTGGATTGATTTTGCAAAGTATTGGATTGAAAATGCTGCTCCATTTTCTACATATGTATTAGATAAATTAGGAGGAGCGGATAGTATCGATTATTCTGTTCTAGATGAATATGAGGCAAAATATACAGTGATCGCGTATTCTCATATTGATTCCATAAGAATGGAATTTGCTTCCATTGAAGATGCAATTTCAAATATGAGTTTTCCTGGATTGTTAATCGCATTCCATAAATTATTATTAGCAACAGACAATCTCACAAGTGATTTTCTAGCAGCCATGAAAGAAGATCCATATTTTTGTGAGTGGTGGAATGATCATGTAGAGAAGATAGAAACTTTCATTAGCAATGGAAAAACAAGAAAAGAAGAAGAAGGAGACTCAGATGGAGATCGAGACGAATGAACTTTTGAAGAGATATAAAGAGACTCTGATGAGAAGTGTTCCTCTGAATATTCCTACCATTCAGAAAGATGAATTATCTAGAGCTATTGATTTCTCAATTCAAAAGAGATTTAAAGATGCTGAAGCAGAAATTGTAAATAACTATAAGAAACAGAAAGTAAACATTGGATTGGCAGAACTGGGAGATTTCATCTTATCCCAAAAACCAATCATGACTTCTTATGGATGCTTATTTACAAAACATGGAGATGTTCCGAATCCATTTTATGGATTGATTGAAGAGTTCGGCAACACAAGAAATAAATTTAAAAAAGAAATGTTGAAGTATCCGAAAGGATCAGAAGAGTACAATCATTTTAATCTTTTACAATTGGTGGCAAAAAGATCTCTGAATGCAATCTATGGATCATCTGGACAACCTTCATGCTTATTCTACAATCTTTATGTGGCAGAGTCTATTACTCGTCAGGGTAAAGGTTGTATTTCATCATCGATCATGATGTTTGAAAGTTTATTAGCAAATAATGTGAAGTTTGGATCTCTGGATGAAGTAGTTACCTTCATCGATAACGTTCGGAATGAAAGAAATGAGAGACAATTCAGAGATGGAGAAGTTCTTGATCAAAATATTTCAAAAGAATCTTGTTTTGCGAAAGTAATTCTCTCTTGTGGATATCGTTGGTATCCAACCATGGAAGAATGCACAATCATTTGGGAACAGATTATGAGATTAGATCAAGAAGATGTAAATCGTTTGTATTATAAGAACAATATGTATGAGTTCTGCGATAATACAAGAATCAGTAATCTTTTGATCAAAATTCTCTGCACGTTAAGAACTCCGATGCTAGATCCAAATAAACCTCCTGAGTATATCAAACCGTTAATGGATCAATTCTATGAGTATATCAAAGAGTATGTCTATTATGGATATCAGATTATTGATAAACTCGATCGAATTGAAGTCATGCCAAGAGAAGTGGTATTGATCACAGATACAGATTCTTGCATTATTTCTCTGGATGGTTGGTTCCGCTATATGAAAGAGAAAGTCAAAGGAATTCCGATGAATCTGAAAAGGGTTCAAATTGATATCGTTCAGAAATTCAAGAGAGACGAATTTGGAGATCGTGAATTGATTCCGATTGTGGAAAAGATTGAACCTGATTATGATTACGATTTCTTTGATGAGAAATTAGTAGAGAAGAAAAGGTTAATTGATATTGCGAATATCATTCCTCAAGATGGATTGAGGCATTCTATCATTAACATCATGAGCCATACGGTATCTAGATTGATTCTGGATTACATGGAAAGATTCTGCTCGAATTATAATACGATGCAGGGTGAGAGAAAATGCCTCATGATCATGAAGAATGAATTCTTGTTCAAATCTATCATGCTTACTCATGGTAAAAAGAACTATGCGGCTATCCAGGAAGTTCAGGAAGGTCATATTGTTCCAAAAGATCAATCTCTTGTTATTTCTGGTTTGACTCTGGATAAAGTAGGAATGGCAAAATCTACTTCTGATAAATTGAAAGAAATCATTTTCAAAGATATTCTGGATGCAGATCAGATTGATCAGGTTAAGATTCTGAAAGAATTGTCTATTCTGGAGAAACAAATCTTTGATTCGATCAATGCAGGAGAAACAAAATATCATAAACCTGCCAGAATTAAACCGATGAATAATTATGCAGATCCGATGCATATTCAGGGAATCAAAGCATCCTTTGCGTATAATTCAATCCATACAGATAATGAAGAAGATATCAATCTTGATGAGAGAAATTCTATTATCATTATCAAAACGGAAATTGATAAGAAGAATTATACGAAGATTGAAAATGATTTTCCTGATGTAGCAGAAAGAATCAAGAATCTATTAGCAACAAAAGATTTCAAAGATGGAATCAAATCGGTTGCTATTCCAGATGGAGGAAGAATCCCTAGATGGTTAATTCCATTCATCGATTTCAATACAATCATTCATGACAATCTGAATGCATTTCCTCTGGAGAGTATTGGCATCAATCGTTTGGATTCCAAATCTATCAGTTATTCAAATATTCTTAGTCTGTAAGAGAATCGATTCCTGTGAGGGGTTCCTCACAGGATTTATTTTTTGGAGGGTTTCAAATGACAAAAGAAGATATTGATATGATTACCATGGAAATGAAAGTATTCCAAAAGAACAAAGAAATCAATAAAAATTTTATTGATGAATTGCAGGAAAAATTAACCGATGAGAATGGATTGAAAGTAGATGAATGTTCTCAGCTGATTCATAATAGCCCATTAAGAATTAAATATCGTAAAATCAGAAGATTAGATGGGGATCATATGGCATACGGATTGGGATATAAAGATATTGCAGTTGAGTTTTATGTAGAGAATGAATGCATGCACTGAAAAGTCGATTTTTTGCATAGGGTTCCAAATTTGAAACATATACTATATATATGAATAGGGCAGAAGAGGGATTTGATGAAACGACAATATTCATCTCGGCCAATCTCAATTCTGCTCTATTGAATCGGAATATTGTGTTTTGTTTCAAAAGGAGGAACAAATCTATGTTTACTTTCAAAGGTATGCCTATCACGAATGGTCCTGCAAATGAAGCTTCGATGAATGTTTGGTTCGAAGCGTTTGGACTTAAGAAACGTCCAGCAGATTTGTCTGGATTCACGGATGAGCGCACGAGGGATATTGAGACGGACAGCAGTCTCGTTATTCCTGTACAGAAGATGATTAAGTTCCCGGTGAAGAGGGAAGAAGATGTAGAACACATCTTCGGATATGCTTCTGGTACGTTCAAGAATATTCCTCTGGGTGAAGGGTATAATCGCTTTGACATCATGGTCATTGCTCGTTATATCGCAATTGGAACTCTGGAGGATAACTGGAACAGCGTTATGTTCAGTCATGATCATGGTGCTCTGAAGCTTCTGGCAGAGAACAATCCTGGTGTTTTCACGAAGTATGAGATTATTCATGCTGAAGATGAAGAGAAGGAAGAGGCTGTGATTCCGAAGAAGAAGGAGTCTGTCAGCAAGAAAGAGGAAGCAAAGAAGAAAGAAAAAGAAGAGAGGAAGCAGGAAGAACCTAAGCAGATTGCCGCTCCTGCTCAGGAAAAGAAGAAGAAAGAAACCAAGAAGAAGGTGGAAACGGTCAAGGCCGAGATCGTTCCTAGTGATTCCAAAGCTGGATTCTCTGCAAAGAATGTAACTGCTGAATCTAAACTTATTACGAGTGAAGATAAAGCAGAAGAGAAAAAGCAGGAAGAGAAACCTGTCGAAGAGAAGAAAGAGGAAGCAAAGAAAGAAGAAAAGAAATATGAACATGAAGAAATGTTCGTAATGAGTACCTTCGATGCTCCTCGTATGATCAAGCAGAAACCAGAGCTGAAAGACAAGACGATTGATCGTTTGCTCAAGGTCATCAGCAAGATTTCTGAAGAGCCTGAATATGCAGGAATCTGGAGCTGCAAGTTCAAGCTTCTGAAGGCATTCTACATGGGACCGAATAACTTCGGAGTATCTGATCCTACAAATAAGATTGCCTTGTGGATTCGTAAAGATGATACGAATCTGTATGCTGGTGAACATTGCATCAGCAAGATGGTCAACGATATCAACGAATATCGCAATGCCGTCAAGAAAGCAAAGGAAGAAAAGAAAAAAGAAGAAGAAAATGAAAAGCAGTCTGCGTAACAGCAGGCTGCATCTTTTCCCAGGGACCTCGTGTCCCTGGTTATTTTTTGAGGTAAATAAAATGGATGAAATGATTCAACCAAAAATCAAAGAAAATATTTCTAAGATTACTTCAAGTTTATTATGGTTAAACTTCGAAACTATTTTAAAAATGAATGTTGTAATGGTGAAATACAGAAATAACAAAGAACTTCATTACTACAAAGAAGTATCTTATCCAAGAGGAAATTCTAGCGATCGAAATCTAAATGTATCGCTAGACTACGATTATTATTTGAGTATTGAAAGTGTAAATCGAATTGGAAAAAAACGAAAGAATATTTATGTGCAGATCAGAATTCAAGATATCTTGTTATTTCGAGATATCGTAATGGATGTATATAAAACTGTAAGAGAGCATTTCGAAGATATCTATCAAATTAATAGTGATGGTATCATTACAGGAATGAAAAGAAATAATGATGTACTAGGAGGAATGTATAACTTAGCTATGGGGAATAGTATCATATTTAAACCAGATATAACAGAAAGATCGAATGATTCTTTAATGGAAGCAATTCGATTTATGTTTCCGAAAGAAAAAGAATATACAGTTGTTGATATGAATAAGTTTTGTGCATTCGTTGAGATTATTGATAAATTAAATCTGCCAATGTATGCACAAGAATTGGTAAACTATGTTGGGAAACCTGAATTGGGAACCAATCGGTATGAAATGAAATCTGATATGGATGAAATGAAAACAAGTGGAGGAAACAATCCAAGAGCTGATTTGAAAATTAAGAAACAAGAGTATAGTAAGAAGAGTTATTTTACATCATCTCATGTAAATGATGACGAATAAATAAAAATCTCCCTGCCTTGTGGCAGGGATTTATTTTTTGTTAATTAATGCAAAACATGACTGGCTGATTCTTATTTGCAGGATTTACATATCCAGATTTTAATTCTTCAATGACTTCATCTCTACGATTAGCAATCTCTTCTAATCGATTCAGACGAAGATCTGTTGTAGCATACACCGTATCTACGTTATCATAATATTTCAGATAATTAAAGAGATATTCTGCTACATCACAAATCGCCAATTTCTCAAATGTTTCCATTTTGGTAGGTTCAATGGTCATTAAATTTTTTGCATGCTTTACAAATAGTTTAATTGGAATGACTTGCATGAATCCCAAGGTATCTACACGCATTGCTGTGGAGAGTTTTACCATATTGGGAGGAATGTATTCCACATAAATACCATTGGAAAATAATGAAGTATGATCCGCTACCATCTGCGTCATCATGATATCTTCTACATCATAAGATTCTGAAAGAAAATCGAAACACCCATATCCTCCACCGTATTGATATGCTGGAGATTTCGCACTGAATTCATGCCAATCAATATCTCCTACACCTAGAATTTCAAAACTTTCACAGATTCCCTCATCGATGAGATAAACATCACCTTTTTTATTATCTGCTCGAAGATTGTATGTGATTGCATATGGGAAATAACGAGAAAAAGTATCGAGAGTTTCAGTCGTAATAATATCTTTTGCCCAATGATCCTTTGATATTTCTTCTGGTAAGTTCAGAGGCTTTGTGCCAAGCCTTCTTTCAATCTTATCTAGAAGCTCACTCATTCTATTAAACATTGGCATAGAAATCACCTCTTTATGAAAAGGTTAATTTTACAAGTGGTATTAAATTTGAAACATATACTATATATTTGAGAGTGGTTTTAAGGAGGTATGAATGAAACCACAAAAGGGATATTGTTAGCCAAACCAGGTTGCGTTATGTGATTCTTGGCGGCAACTACTGGAACGGCTTGTCTGACGGCTTCCTGTATTGGAATTCGAACAATGACGTTGGCTACACGAACGTGAACTATGGCGGCCTCGCCTGTGAGACTTGTTAAGACGGACCATTGAAGTCCAGCCAGCAATATTCCTCACCACAGGTGAAAATCAATTTCGAATTAGGTCTAGTAGGTAGATTCTCGAAAGATCTAACAGTTTATGTCTCACACAGATTCAAGGAGTTGTTTTATGAAAAGAAAAGGTTTTATTCTTACAGAAGAAACGGTAACAAAAGATCTATGTGTGTATGCGATCGAAAGAGCAGCAAGAAATAAGCATCATAGAAAATCTGTAAAAAATATTCTTAATGATATTGATGCCAAATCGATAGAATTAAGGGATATGATTCTTAACGATACTTTTGTTCCTACTGAATATGGTCACTCTATGAAAATGGATTGTGGTAAACTAAGGCATCTATCCAAACCTAAATTTTATCCTGACCAATGTGTTCATCATGTAGTATTTCTATTGGCAGAAAAGATCTATTTAAATCATATTGATCCTCATTCTATTTCTTCTATTAAAAATAGAGGAGTATATTTTGGGATTCATTTGATTAAGAAATGGATCAATGTCACCAATAAGAAAAATGTTGGTGAGGCAAAATATGCCTTACAATTTGATATTAAGAAATGTTTTGATTCTGTTCAGCCGAAATATGTAATGAAAGAGTTAAGAACAATTTTTAAAGATGAAAGATATCTTCATTTAATCGAAAAGATTTTGTTTGTACAAAATAGTCTTCCACTTGGAAACTATTTATCATCTTGGTTTCTTAATATTCTTTTGAGAAGAGTAGATAGTGAAGCCAGACAAGATAAAAATTGTACACACTATCTGAGATATATGGATGATATCCTGATCTTAGGAAATAGTAAGAAAGCTCTTAGAAATCTATTCCATAGAATTAAAGCGATCCTTTCCAAAATTGGATTAAGAATAAAAGAAAATTGGCAGATCTATCGAGTATTAGGAACTGTTACGATTGATCGCAAAACTGGTAAATATTTTCATACAAATAAAAAGACGAGAGAATTTGATATAAATCATCCGAATCATAGTTTTAGAATTGCTGTCGATGCGAATGACCTGTATCGAAAGATATTTACTGTTCGACCAATTGATATTCTTGGTGTAAAAATTTCAAATACTGGAATTGGTTGGAGAAAGAAAAATCTTCGCAAGTTAAAGAGGGAATGTTTAGCGTTTAATAAACATAGGCATTTCACACATAAACGTGCGATGGGATTACTTTCTCTCATCAGTTTCATGCATTATTTCAGTTCTGCGAAAGTATGGGAATTTGTTACTAGCCATATCAATATTTCTCATATTAAGTATATTGCATATGGAAGATCTTATGCAGCAAATGCATATCGAAAGAGAAAGCATAAAGATCCATATGCTCATTATAAGGAGGATAAATATGAATATTTTAAGATAAAAATTGTGGATGATGGTGAAGATAG